TCGTTAATGAGGACAACATACACAACCTCAAGGACCTCATGACAACATGGAGTAAACAAGAGTGGACATACTCACCATAGATTTCGAGTCTTATTACAACAACAAGATCAAGCTAGGATTCGGCACAAGGGGTAGCGGACAGACCACTCAACAATATCTTGATGACCCACGGTTCCATGTGGTTGGCGTCGCTGTAAAGCTTAATGACCAGCCCACCGAATCATTTAGTGGTAGTCCTGAAGAGACTAAGATATGGCTGCAGCAGTGGCCTTGGGACAATGCATTTGCATTGGCGCACAATGCGATCTTCGACATGTCGATTTTGGCATGGCACTTTAATATCCGTCCCAAGAAGATCCTCGACACACTCTGCATGGCCCGTGCCCTGCATGGCACCAAGGTAGGCGGTTCGCTTAAGGTACTGGCCGAGTATTACGATGTCGGTGCGAAGGGTGAAGAAGTTGTACAAGCTGAAGGGTTTGCACGGGGGGACTTCAGCGACGAGCATTTAGATAGTTACATGGCGTACTGCCGCAACGATGTGGACCTGACCTACGCTATCTTCATGCTCATGGCTCCACACTTCAACAAAGTCGAGATCGATCTGATCGACATGACGGTACGGATGCACTCCGAACCCACGCTGATGTTGGACCCGCTGAAACTTGAGGCGAATCTCCATGCAGTTCAAGCGATGAAGGAGCAGTTACTCGCAGCCGCAAGCTCCACAACCTCCGAACTCTCATCAAATCAACGCTTCGCAGACCTCCTCGTCGAACTGGGTGTCGAGCCACCAACGAAGATCAGCGCGACTACGGGGAAGGAAGCCTATGCATTTGCAAAGACAGATGATGCCATGAAGAAACTGGCGGAGCACCCAGATGTCAGGGTCCAAGCGCTAGTGGCGGCACGGACTAACACCAAGTCTACGCTGGAGGAGTCAAGGACTGAGAGGTTCATGCGGATTGCTGAACAACATGACTGCTATCTGCCGATTCCCCTGCGGTACTACGGTGCTATGACCGGACGTTGGGCGGGTGCGGATCAGATCAATATGCAGAACTTGCCTAGAAAATCTTTGATCAAGAAGGGGATCATTGCGCCAGAGGGTTACGTTATTGTGGGCGCTGACCTATCTAACATTGAGCTTAGGATGGGGCTGTACTTTGCAGGTCAAAAAGATAAGTTAAAGGTGTTGGCCGACGGGATGGACCTCTACAAAGACTTCTCTTCTTCTGTGTTTGAAGTGTCCTATGATAGTGTGGATGACGAGCAACGATTTCTGGGTAAGACTTCTTCTTTGAGTCTCATCTATGGGACCGGACCTGCTAAGTTGCGTGCAGCTATCAAGCAAGGGTCAGGCAAAGATATTGGCGAGGAGATGGCGAAGAGTATCGTCGGTCTCTACCGAGAGGAGTACTCTGCTGTTAAAGAGCTTTGGTATCAGGGCGAAGATGTTCTATGTGCCATATACAACGATGAAGAGCTTGTATATGGCAGTAAGGTGATGGGCCTTACGGTGGATGGTGCCAAGGGAGTGGAGTTGCCATCGAGGTTATTTCTGAAATACCCCAACTTAAAGTTCGAGGGCGAAGGGCGTGACAGACAATGGACGTACACGGAGTACAAAGATGTCAAAAGGATATATGCGCCCAAAGTTTTCCAGAACACGACACAAGCGTTGGCTCGGTGTATAATGGGTGAAGCTATGGTACGTATCAATAAGAGATACCCTGTAGCGTTAACTATCCATGATGCTGTATATTGCATCGTGCCGGAAGAACAAGCGGACACCGCTTTGGAATTTATCCTTGCCGAAATGTGCCGGGAACCACGATGGGCACCGGGCATTCCGTTGGCTGCGGAAGGTAAGTACGGAAAATCATTAAAGGATTGCTAATGTCAAACAAAGCACCAGCTTGGTCGTTCTCATCCATCACCCTGTTTGAAACGTGCCATCGCAAGTATCAGGCAGAGAAGGTTACCAAGGAAATTAAGTTCGTTGAAAACGAAAACACCATGTATGGCAAACGTCTGCACAAAGCAGCGGAGCTTTATATTGGTAGCAACCAAGCGTTGGAAGGTGAGTTTAATTTCTTAAGGCCGTACTTAGATACGCTGGCAGAAATTCCCGGTCAGAAGTACTGCGAACTCCGGTTAGGCATCAAGGAAGTAGACGGGCAGTTAGTAGCTTGCGACTTCTTTGACAAGGGTGTTTGGTTCAGAGGCGCGGCGGATCTGGTTATCGTTGGGGAAAAGACCGCGTGGATCGTGGACTACAAGACGGGTAAGAGTACCCGCTCTGATCCTAGACAGTTGGCGCTGATGGCTGCAGGGGTGTTCTTGAAATTCCCGCAGATTCAAAAGATCAAAGCCGTTCTTCTTTATGTGGTGCCGGGTGAAAAGGTGGAAGCTAAGTACACCAGAGAAGAAGCGTTCTCTATTTTTTCTGAGTTCGATCCCCTGCTGGTACAGTTGGAGGAGGCATATGTCTCAGATGTATGGAACCCTATGCCCAATGGGCTTTGTCGGAAGTACTGCGAGGTAAAAGCATGTCCGCATAATGGGGACTAACATGAAGGTCACAGTCAATTCGGTAAAGCGATTATGCTCTGATGCGGACCTTCCTGTGGAGTTGGTTGAGCGGCACCTCGACGCCCTCACCACGCTGGTCATACGGGTAGCGCAATGGCAGAACAAAAAAGATGCGTCCAAAGTAAGGGCGTGGTGGTTTGAAAACAAACCCGTTAAGATGGCAAGAGGGTGGTGGATGGAGATGGACCCTACAAAGAAACCGTTGTTTGAGCTTCTTAGCACAGAGGAAGATAAAGATATAATGGAATAATTACTTATTTTGTAGGTAGTCTCATCGAGTCGTTACCGTAAGTAACTGAATGTATTAAACAAATAGGGCGTGTTATGCAGATAATTGATAACAAGGCGCTGCTTATCCGGACTAAAACTCCGGATAAGATTACGGCGTACATACAGAAAAGTAAGGTAGTGGATCAGCCTGCAGAAGGCGTCTACGATGTGCTCGTACATTTCAACATGGTCAATGCCAAGATCCTTAAAAATCTTGGCTATAAAACGACACCGTCTCCCATCGAGGTAGACTACAAATGGCCGGGGATGTACAAACCATTTGATCACCAACGCACCACCTCCGCATTTTTAACAATGCATCAGAGAGCGTTCTGTTTTAACGAGCAGGGCACAGGCAAAACGTGTAGCGTGGGTTGGGCAGCTGACTTTTTGATGACTAAAAAAATCATCAAGCGGGTGCTGATTATCTGTCCGTTGTCTATTATGTCAACAGCATGGAGATCGGATCTGTTTAAAACAGTGATGCACAGGTCAGTGGACATCGCCCACGGCAGTGCAGAGAAGCGTGTCAAAGTCATTGAGTCTGACGCTGAGTTCGTTATTATCAACCCCGACGGAGTGATTACAGTGCGAGAGGCACTCGCACGAGGTGGCTTTGATCTTGTGGTGGTAGATGAATGCACCTGCTTAAAGAACGCAGGGACCCAAAGATGGAAGGCCATCAACTCGATCATTCCGCATGATGGATGGTTGTGGCTATTGACAGGTACACCTGCAGCACAGAGTCCTGTAGATGCGTATGGCATTGCTAAGATCTTAAACCCCAAGTCCGTGCCGTCCTATGCTGGGGCCTTTAAAGATAAGGTGATGATCAAAGTATCCACGTTTAAGTACGTGGCACGCCCAGAGGCACAGGCCATAGTTCATAAGGTACTGCAGCCTGCAATCAGGTTTACGAAGGAAGATTGTCTGGATCTTCCGGAAATTCTGTATGCGGACAGAGAGACGCCACTAACTCCACAACAGAAAAAATACTACGAGATCCTCAAGAAAGAAATGTTGGTCGAGGCATCAGGGGAAGAAGTCACCGCAGTAAATGCGGCGATTAAGCTCAATAAACTTCTACAAATATCATCAGGCGCTGTGTATACGGACGGTGGGCAAGTCCTTGAGTTTGACTGTGGCAATAAGCTTGCAGAGATGTTGGCCGTTGTCACGGAAAGCAGCCACAAAACGCTGGTGTTCTGCAATTTCAGACACTCGATCCCCGTTGTGCAGGAATACCTTAAAAAGCACGGGATCACCAGCGAAGCTATTCATGGGGGAGTGAGTGCAAAAAATCGTACAGAGGTGTTTACAAATTTTCAAAACGAGCCTAACATTCAGGTGTTGGTTATTCAGCCCGCAGCCGCGGCTCACGGGGTGACGCTTCATGCAGCGAACAGCATTGTGTGGTTCGGACCAGTGACGAGCGCGGAAATTTATCTGCAAGCTAACGCCCGTGTTCATAGGGCGGGTCAGAAAAATCCGTGTGCAGTGGTTCATCTAGTTAGCAGTTCTGTAGAAGACAAGCTATATAAAGCTTTGCAAAACAGGACGCTGGCTCAAGGGTCTCTCCTTGAGTTGTATAAACAAGAAGTAGGAGCAAAGACATGATTGAATTATCCGCAGAGAGATTAGTTAAGGCGCATCTTAAATTGCGAGATGCTATAGCTAAACTGGCTAAGGAATACGAGACGGCTAGGGCAGACCTTGAAGCTAAGAAGGATGCCGTGGACATGGCTCTTCGAGACATATGCAAAGAAATCGGAGCCGAGTCTATCAAGACCGAGCACGGTACGGCGTGGATATCTACCAAACCTATGTACATCGTGGCTGATTTCGATGTCTTACACCAGTTCATAAAAGACCATGATTGCATCCACTTGCTTCAACAGCGTATCGCTCAGAAGAATATGCAGACTTGGCTTGATGAGAATCCTGACCTGCTCCCACCGGGACTAAGCAGCAACAACAAGCTGACGATCACTGTCAGGAGGGCCACAGCAAAAAGCTAAATTGACTATGAGTACAAACGGGGGCACAATTTCTAGCCCTTGCGAATCGCCGTACATCGGCTGCGTTAACATTACATAGGTGACTTATGAACGACATTACTACTATCCAATCAGGAGTTCTCACTGCTCCTAGCTATTTAACCGAGTCTGTTGACGAGACTACAAATAATCTTGTTGGCTTCAGTTCCATCAAACGCATCTCTATTCGCAATGGGGCGTTCCATGTGATGTCTGGTGGTAAGGACATCCTTACTAGCGAAGAAAGTTCTTTGAAGGTTGTTATCGTGCGTGTCGCTCCAAAGACTAGCCGTACGTACTATGAAGGTGCTTACACTGAAGGATCGAATGCCGCCCCTGATTGCTGGTCCAATGATGGAGAAGTCCCAGCTACCAACTGCACTAACAGACAGTCAAACGCTTGCGCTACATGTAACCAGAACAAAGTAGGTTCCGGCAAAAGAGAAGACACTCGTGCTTGCCGCTTCAACCGCCGAATTGCCGTTGTCTTGGAAGACCATCTCTTAACCACGGGTGAAATTTACCAGATGATTATCCCTGCTACCTCTTTGTTTGGGGAAGGAGAGAAAGGGAAGATGACTCTGCAGCAGTACGCAGAATTCCTGAAGACGGGTGGTGTGGGCATCACTGCTGTAGTGACTGAGATGAAGTTTGACCGTAGTGGGTCTAATCCTAAGCTTGTCTTCCGTGCTGATCGTTATGTTGAGAAGGAAGAGTACGACCAGATCCTGAAGCTTAAGGATCACCCAACTGCTATCGCTGCTATGGCCTACGAACCTCCGACCCGTCCTGCAGAGAAAGTATCTCTGGTTGAGATCATCCCACCGGAAGTGCCATCTACTGCACGGCCCGCAACTCCACGCCCTAAGCC